ATAATAAACTTAATTATCTATAGTTTTTTAGAGTTCTTTCTACTACTTGGCTTTAATAGTGTGCTCTATGTTATAAAAGCGACCATAACGGGAGTCGAACCCGTGTTTCTACCGTGACAGGGTAGCGTCATAACCACTAGACCATACAGCCATATTAGATACAGTCTTGAATAAATTCTATTAGTTTGACAGTATCATAGTCGGTAGAGTTGGACTCGAACCAACGGTGTTTCCTTGTGACAGATTTACAGTCTGCTGCCCTCGCCGCTAGGCATACCTACCGATATTGATAAGTTGAGTGGGGGATTTGAACCCTCGCAAAGTTAATAATATTGTCTATAATTTGTACTTCATTATAGTTTTATTACTGTTCCAAAATCAAATTCGTCAATTATCATTTTTACTATATAACAAAAAATATGTATTAAACTTTCTACAAAGTCCTTTTAAGGATATTTGCCTCTTCAACCACTTGAGTAACTCAACTCTAAAGACCCCAATGGGAGTTGAACCCATATTTAAGGTTTTGCAGACCTTCTTCTTACCATTGGAACATAGGGTCATTATGAATGTGACCGATGAGAATTGAACTCACATTTTCAGAGCCACAATCTGATGTTCTAGCCATTAAACTACAGCCACAGTACACCGTATGAGAATTGAACTCATATCTCTACCTTGAGGGGGTAGCAACTTAAACCATTCGTCCAACGGTGCAAAATTTTGTATAAATACTCATTCCTCTTACCAACTTCTACTCTTGGAATGTTGAAATCGCTAAATTTCTTCTAATATAAGTAACTTATATGTCCGTGTTGGTCTACGTCATATAAATTCTTAATCTTATATTAAAGTATTTATACTAAAAAACACTAATGAAGGTATTTAATTAAGTGTTTCAACTCTCACAGTAGGACTCGAACCTACAACCCCACGATTAACAGTCGTGTGCTCTACCATTGAGCTATATGAGAATAAATATATGCTAACCAACTTTTAGATAGAATGTTGGTAAACTATTTTATCGACATAAACATTATAAGCATTTTAATTTATGTCTATGTAAATTTATACTTTTCTTAAATTACAACAATCATTAGGATTATGATTAAAGTGTTCTTTCCAATATTCATAAGCGTCACTTTCGTCTTCACAAACCGTCATTTCTTTATATCCTGTAATTTTAGATATGTATTCCTTTTTCTTTTCTAATGGTAAATGTCTATAACCACTCTGCTTTACTGTATAATCAGAATAATCAATATTAAACCATTTCTGAATCCAAGTATTAACTCTTAAAAACTCTACCAAAATCTTATCGCACTTTACATTATTTATAATGGAAAGGTCTACATATTCTGGAATAAATGGAGATAATCTTAAAGTAACATCAAATCCCATTTCTTGAAGTTTTTCAATAGCCTTAATACGCTCACTAGGAACACTTGCCTTTTCATAAGTTTTTGATAATTCGTCATCAGTTGTTGTAACTGTAATCTGAATATGTGCCAAATCCTTATCCAAAATTTCAAGATATTCTTCGTCTGCAATAATAGCACTCTTGGTTACAATTAAATAAGAAATACCATTTTCATTCAATGCCTTAATGGTTTCGTATGTAACTCGATGTGTTTTTTCAATAGGTTGAAAACAATCTGTCATTCCACCTAAACGAACTACCATATCTTTTGGTAATTTGGAAATTTTTTTACGAATTTTTTCAATATCAGCAATAGCAGGGTCTTCTGGATTCCATAAATGTCTAAAATCAAGAAGTGATTTTGCATAACAGTATGAACAATCGTGACTGCAACCACAACCATAAGTGTCTAATCTTGTAGGATAATGACATTTATTACCCTCATTTCCACCAACTGTTTTGAAAAAACTCTTAAACTCTTTTTTTGATTTCAAAGTATTACCTCCAATTATAAAATTTTTAGTAGCGGGAGTGGGAATCGAACCCACATATCCCAGGTTATGAGCCTGGTGAGCATCCATTACTCGTCATCCCGCAAAGCCTCATATTGGAATCGAACCAATATTTTCGGGTTACAAAGCCGATGTTCTACCATTGAACTAATGAGGCATAACTTAAATATAATTTTCATTATAATTAGTATATCATAGTTAAATCAGTTTGTAAACAAAAAATTAATCAATTTGAATAAATTCAAAATTTTCTAATACTTATCCTTTCATATTTCTATCAATTTCTCGTTTTAATTGTTTTTCTTTTAAGGAATTTCTCTTATCATAAGTATGTTTTCCTTTACAAACACCAACTAAAACTTTAATTTTACTACCATTATCATAGATTTTAAGTGGAATTAAAGTCATTCCGTCTAAATTAGTAGTATTATCTAATTTAATAATTTCTTTTTTGTGTGCAAGTAATTTTCTATCTCTATTTTCTTCAAGAGTATCAAATTTATTTGTTGTTTCATATCTTTTAATAAACATATTATAGATATATAACTGTCTATTTACAACTTTACAATAAGCGTCCACTATTGAACAATTACCATTTTTGATAGACTTTACTTCATTACCTATTAATTCTATACCACATTCAAGGGTTTCTTCAATAAAGTAATCATATTTTGCTTTTCTATTTTCAATAGTTATATTTTTCTTCATTTTAGAAATCCTCCAAATATAAATTCACAACAATGTAAGGAATCTTATAGTCTGTAATAGGCAACAGTTATACTACAAGATTGCCTATACCCTACATTGCTAGTACACAGTCTAGGAGTCGAACCCAGAATCGCTGGATATAAGCCAGGTGCAACGAACCGCATCACCTACTGTGCATAAATATGAGTTAAGGCTGACCATTTAATATCAATCGTGAGATAACCTTATTTAATATTGTGCATTAACAATAACTCATATAACGGAGTGCCTGGGAGTCGAACCCAGATACCGAATTAACGGATGTCGATTTTCAAGACCGATGCTTTACCAGTTGAGCCAACACTCCATAAAATCTAGGGGTGGAATCCCTAGAAGTTTGAACCATTTTTGTTTCCACTTTTGTTAGGTTCATTTACCGATAATTAATGTTTGCGTACATATAAATTACCGATTTTTAGTGGACTTGAGGGGAGTCGAACCCCTGTCCAAAACATTTCCACCAAACAAGTTATTCATAGGCACTTTTGCTAATTGATTCTTTTTCTTTACACCTTAAACGATATTAGCCACAACAAGATGTATTGCGTTTTTAATATTATTTCTCCTTGCAATCTTCGGATATTCTGTTATATGATGAACTAATACAACTGATTAACAGACAAATCATATATCATATTAGTACCTAATTATCGGCTTAGGCTGCGCACATACAAGGTCTTGCGACTATGTTTAACCGAAACAGTTTTAAGAGTTACTCGACTGCTCTACCTACCTTATTTGACTTCATTTGCCCTGTCGAAACCTGACAAGCCCAAGTTTTATTTATTTTACTTTAATTATTATAGCACATTGTTTTTAATTTGTAAATAATTTTTATTAAATTATTTAGAAAAATAAAAACCCCCCAAATTTTATACGATTATAAAATCTAGGAGGCTTTTCCATAGTTAATAAGAATATATTTGTAAATCTTATGCTGTTCCCAAAGGTTGACCGATTTTGATATAACACTCTGTACAATAAAATTTTCGTGTATCAGGATTAAATGTACCTTCTTCGTTTTCAACACACTCGTCAACAGTTGTATAGCCACATTCTTTGGCTAACTGAATATACTCTTCAATTTTGGATGCCTGCCTCTTACAGATTTTACACATCGTTGGCTGTATATTAAAATCATTATACATAAGTGTTATCCCCTTTCTTTTATAATTCGTTATATTGTGTACTAAATTAAATGCTTATTGAAGTCCTTCGACTTACTAATCGTATCTCGGTGTTATTATGCTAACGAGAACCTAAATCTGAGCAATGGGTAGCAAGTCCACGCTTTTTAGGCTAAAATACATAGAATAAACACGATGTTTAACACACGGATTATTACTTGGTGTATTTATAAAACTCGTGAGAGAACGACACTCCCAGATTTCACCCTAACCATTCAGATAATTTATGTAGTTAGTAAAGAATATCTATCGACTGTTTTATTCCTTGAATTATTAACTCAAAATTAGAATGTTTTTATTGCCATTGGGCTACTTGGCTTATCCAGCCTTTCGACTTATGCTTGTGTTATACTGTCTATCACTAGACTATCAAGGCAAAGCATCTTGTTTTGGTATTTCCTGCTATCTCAAATAGTTTACCAGACTACCGAGTTCCCAGGATTCTTCTACCCTTTCGAGGTAGCGTCTATTACGATGCCCACAAGCAGGTCACACTACACCTACCAATATGATTAGCACCAGTAACACATAACTTGAACATTCGCTCTCCAACTCTTAAACTTCAATATATATTAAGAGTTTCGCATACACTCAAACTATCATTCGAGTTTCAACGAGTTATTCAACCTTTTGAGCCTTATTACTGTCCTAGCAGAGTGGTTAGTTCTTCATTCACTAGGGTTCACTAAACATTTAATTTGGCACACAATATTTAGTTGTATTTTCTTATATAATTAAATAGTGCTTTATTTTTCACTATCTAAAAACTTATTTATTAGATTAGTATATTCTTCAAAACACTTATTGCACAAATTCATTCTATGTATAATATAATATTCTCCTGTTGTGCTTTCAATCTTCGCAGTTTCAGTTTTTATTCGTTTGTAATGTCCTTTATATGAATGTTTAAGACATTTTTCACAAATAATTCCTCGCTCTAATTCGTGTTTTGGTCGCAATACTTTTCTCCTAATTATTATACACTTTAAGTAGTCTGCACGGGAATCGAACCCGTATCTACACCGTGAAAGGGTGTCAACTTAAACCATTCGTCCAGCAGACCATATCTCTCTCAACAAAAACTATTATATCAAAGTATTTATAATTTGTAAACACTTTTTTGAAAAAATTGTAAATTTTTTTCATTTCAAGTCTATGCCTAGACAATGTGGGGAATCAAAATTTGCAGTTTCGTTGCGTATTGATGTTTAAATAATCTAGTTAGTTTTTTCAAACACATAGACTTGAATGTACCCAATAGGACTCGAACCTATGACCGTCTGGTTATGAGCCAGATGTTCTAACCAACTGAACTATGGGTACAATAAATTAACATAAAGTTAATTTGTTTCCATATTTATTTCTTCTAATTTACCTGTACATCTAGGACAAGTATAATATGTATCATATCTATAATCATAAACAATATGAGTACCACCACAACACTCTAATTTTATTGTTTCTTTTACTGTTGGATGTGGTTGTTCATCATATAAAATTTTTAAAGACTTGTCCAACAAATAGCAATATCTATGTTTCTGTGTTCTAGGCAACCATACTCCCTTTTTATCCTTTGTTGCCATTCTTGGATTTATCTTTAATTTACCATTTACAATAGTACAGAAATCAGTTTTCTTATTTGTAAGACCATAATACTTAAAATTACACACTTGATAAATTGAACCTATATGTCTATTACTATCAGCAAGTGTGATTACTGCTTGAATATTATGTTCCTTTAATCTTTTCATACTATTACCTAAAAGATAACTTGTAGCATTTGTACCATTTAAAATAGGTAACATACATAATCTTGATAACTCTAAAATAGTTTGACAGTCATTATCTACTCCAAACCAACCTTTTAAAGCAACAGCACCTTGAGGATTAGAATATGTAGCACATCCTACTAATTCGTCCTTATAAAAAAGACCATAACCATAAACACAGAAAAATTTAGCGTCTTTTAAATAATGATATTTTCTAACAAATTCATAAGCAATATTTTTAGGAATTTCTCTTATTGTGAAAATATCTTTTGCTTTACACTTTCTTTCTTTAAAATTATCTAAATCTTTTATAAAAATATCTTTTAGTTCTTCTACCATATACTTATATTTTCCCCTTATTATTTATTTAAATTGAGCAAAACTTCAAGGTAATTACCTATATAAAATCTCAATTCAAAATTGCAACAACAAAAACCTATGATTAAGGAAAAACTAATCATACCAAAGAAGTTATAAAGTTTTAAAAATAGTATATTAGTAGATATTCCGAAGAATATTAATTCTACCATTTCTCTTGTGCATATACTAGACACGCAACTTGACCAAGTATCTTATAGGTCTTTACTTCGTGGTATTAGTCTTTACCCAAGTATCTTGTTCTCCTAGTGACTAATTCAAACAAGTGGAGTAGGGATAGTGGGATTTGAACCCACACGGTATTGCTACCACAGGATTTTAAGTCCTGTGTGTCTGTCAGTTCCACCATATCCCCACATTAGACTATCTCAAAAGATAGTCTGTTTCGTCTTCGTACTGGTTTCTTCCGTACTACTCCACCACTCTGTTCCTATTTGTTTACAGAGAACTTCATATATATAATTAAATAGCACTTTATGATGCTAACATCATATCATAGAGATTTGATGCGTCATTACAATTAGCCAATTTCTGTAAAGCACCATCATAGATAGTTTTTACTCTGGTTTTTGTAATATTATAAACTTGTCCAATAGCCTCAAATGTCATAGGATTTTCGTCATCCCAACCATTCCTCATACAAAGAATATTTACCTCTCTATCAGTTAAGTTTTTATGTAAAATATTTAAAATATCCTCACGCATTGAATTTCTAGTGGCTACTTCTTCTGGACACAACTTGTTATCAATTTCAAGGAAATCTCCAAGTGTGCTATTACCACTATCATCAGTATTCACAGGCATAGATAACGATAAGATTTTAGTATCATAAGAAAGAGTTTTCTTAACCTTTGCCACAGGAATATTTAACTCTTCTGCAATCTGCTCGATTGTAGGCTCTTCTCTAAATTCTTCTCTTAATCTCTGCTCTGTTTTCTTAATATTAACCAATAAATTATTGGCAGAAACAGATACTCTAATGGTTTCACCAATTTCTTCAATGCCACGCTGTATACTTTGATGAATCCAAGAATATGCGTATGTATGGAACAAAACATTTCTGTTAGGGTCAAACTTGTTAATAGCAATGAGTAATCCCTGGTTGCCCAAAGATACTAAATCTTCAAAGTCAAGAGATGACCATTTGAATTTGTTTGCAATAAATAAAACAAGTCTAATATTGTGGAGAATTAACTTTTCTCTAGCATCTTTATCTCCACAACTTGCAAGAAAACCTAATGTTCGAGTTTCTTCTGATGAAAGTATTGGGTATTTTTTAATTTCATTGATAAAATGATTAAACCCAACTAATTCATTATTCAACAAAGACATTTCAAATGCCTTATACTCTGTTTCATTATACTCTTCCATTGTAATCATTGTATTTTCCATATAAATTGCCTCCCTTTGTATATCTTTTAATCTTCTCACATTCTATATAAACATTATAATACAATTTTTTTCATTTGTCAACAATTTTTTCTAAAAAATACAAATTTTTTCCAAAAAATTAGCCTGTGCAAAATAATTCACACAGACTAATTTAAGAGAATAAAATGATTACTTCTTCTTCTTAGGCTTTGTATTAACCTGCTCCTTGAAAGCCTTACCAGCCTTAAACTTCGGTGCTTTACAAGCCTTTATTTTAATAATCTCGCCTGTCTGTGGATTCTTACCCTTTCGTGCTGCTCTCTCTGCAACAGAGAATGTACCAAACCCAATGAGGGCTACTGAATCGCCACTCTGACAAGTTTCCTTAACTACATCCATAAATGCGTTAAGTGCCTGCTCTGTGCTTGTCTTTGTTGCTCCTGTCTTTGCTGCCATTGCTGCAACTAACTCTGTCTTGTTCATAAAAAATTTCCTCCATAATTATGAATTTATTTTGTGTGCCTATTCCACTTGTATATTTTTTGGGATTACTAATAGGTCTAAAGTTTATACTATCCCTAGTAGAGATAATGAATTATGAGTTCATAAGTTATTTCTATAAAGAAATTAACTCAACTACCAAGTAGTATATCTCCATTTATGTATTTATGTATTATTCTTCTACCCAAATGTAATAGAAACCATCTCCATTTACATCATTAGGGTCAGCTGCATAATAACCATTTGATTTACCATAACCACCCAAGAAGTAAAGTCCGATAAGAACTAACATCACGAGTAAAATAATACCTAAATTTTTCAATGTTTCAATAAATTTGTTGTTCATAATAAATTCCCTACCTTTCTTTATCTTTTCCGATTAAGTTGAATTTATTATAACACACAATTTTTAATTTGTAAACAAAAAATATTTAATTTTTATAAAACTAGGGTAGTAGGAATCGAACCTACAATGTCAGAGTCAAAGTCTGATGTGTTACCTTTACACCATACCCCAATATATTGTTAAGTCTATAAAGACGATAACACAAGGGTTATGCCCACAATTAAGTGGGCATATAAAGGGAGGACGAAAGAAATAAACTACTATTTTATTCTTTCTACATAGCAAAATACCAATAAGTTATAATCACTTATGGTAAGTTCCCGTTACGGGACTTGAACCCGTGACACCTTGATTAAAAGTCAAGTGCCCTACCAACTGGGCTAAACGAGAATATTTTGAATTACGCTAAAAACGAGAAAACTTGTAATTCTAAAGTTTTAAGGAAGAACTCAATTATGCAAAAAACAAATAAATCAAAGAATTGAGATATTCTTTATATTTACCATTATAACAACATTTTTTCTAAATGTTTACACTTTTTATAAAATTTTTTAAAAATTTTTAATTTTCAAATTCAATATTAAGCAAAATTGCCTTTGGAAATTCATCTAAAACCGTATCTATACCTGATTTCTCTAAAAATTCTTTAGGTAAATAAACAGTAGGAATTGTATCATTTCCATAAACAACTGTATTTTTTGTAGATTTAATAAACTCTAATCTTTCCTTTTTCATAATAAATTACCCCCTTAATATAATTCTTTAACATCATATTTTTCTGAATTTATATAATATCTAATAATATTATTAGTTGAGTATTTCCAATAAATTGAGTTTGTATATAATTCATCTTGTAACTCACAGTCTTCACAATTAGCCCAACTAATTTCTAATATATAAATTTCATCTTTTTTAGGTGTTAGTTCTGATAAAGTATAAGAATTACCGTCTAAATTAGTAATTTCATAATTAGGTACTTTACACAATTCAAAACCATTTATGATTATTGTTCCTAATTTACTTGTAAAATCTTCTTCTTCAATATTACCATCAATAGTACCAATTACAGTATCATTATAAATAATAATATAGGAAGGAACCCATTTTACATTACAATCATTTAATATCCAATTATCAAAATCAGAATGATGTTTTGGATTATCACAAACAAATACTTGTGAAGTTTGCATATTAGTTCTACTTATATAAATATACATATAAGCAGAACCAATAAAGGATAAAATAATCACTAATATTAAACATTTTCTAACCCATTTGTTTTGAAAAAACTTTAACATTATAATCACTCTCCTATTCTACCAAATCAACCCCAATAATCATTTCACTATCATTAAAAACACATTTAAAGAATGGATTTTCGTCAAAATAGAGTTTAATATCTCCCTTAATTGATAATAATTTCTTCATTACACTTTCAGTAATCTTATAAGTATATGAATCACAAGGGGCATCTGTAATATTATAACTAAAATCTGATTCTTCTACTTTAAGTGTTACACCATCATTATTAAATACTAAAATTGTATTACCTAAAAATAATTTACTTAAAGTATATGCCTTTGCTAAAATATCGTGGTCAATAACAACACTATATTTCATATCAATATCAAATAAGTCCATAATATCATTATATTGATATTCACTAGACATTGTATCTGGAATAATATTGATAAACATTGTTTCATCATTATTTCTAATATGTAAAAACTTAACTTTTCTATTTGATGATGGCATTTGATGTTCTGTTGTGTGATATTTACATTCTCCTAATATGTTTAATATATCCACACTTTCTTGTCTTAATATAAACTGAACATATTCCCCATTTTCCATTCCAAAAATGTTCTTTTTCAGAATTGCTGCATTACTTGTATCTGATACCATAACATTCTCATTAAAACAAATATTTCTATAAGCATTAACTGTAAAATTAGGGTCAATAATAGTTTTACTTAATGGTAATACATTTTCAATATCTGAAAAATCAATATCTGTTGCTTTATCTTCTTCCCAAACAGGTCTAGGCATTTTGGTAGTATCATTTGAAGCACGACTAGGTAATTTACAAGACATTGTAGCAGTTTTAACAGATAAAACATCTTTCTTTGTCTTAATTTCAATATCGCCCTCACAATTCTTCACAACATCATATAAGGTTGCATAATCTACTACAATAGAAAAATCTTCTGTTGTATCACAAATCTTTAATTGAATATTATTCAATTTATCACAAGAATATCCCCATAAAACATTATCGGTAACTGATAATTCAACAGTTCTTGTAATAGGTCTATCTGAAATATTTTTTGATACTGCTAATCCTAAAATAGATAAACACTCTTTAAATTTATTAGCGTCTATTTTCATAAATTTCCCCCTTAATATTTATACTCCTGTACTACCAAAAGCACCATCTCCACGAGATGTTGTATTTGTATAAAACTCTTCTTCTGTCATATTTGAATGTACTACAATCTTGTCAAAATAAATCATCTGTGGTACATACTGAACAATTTTCTGTCCAAATTCAATAGTCTGTGGTTCATTAGAAGTGTTAATTAAATTATAAAACCATTCTCCTTGATAAGAACTATCAATAACACAAGCACCAACAATAAGTTTCTTCTTTGTAGCAATTCCTGATTTGTTATGTGCAATTAAAGCCATATTGTTAGGGAATTTACTCTTAATACCACCAGGAATTAGTACATCCGAATAAGGTGCTACAGTAATTGTATTTCCGTCAATAATTACATTCTCTCCAAATTTCTTTAATTCTTCTTCGGTATAACTATCCTTTTCTGGAATAAATACATCAATACCTGCATTTTCAAGTTCATTTCTAATAGGAAGTTTTACATTTCTTGTTTTAATAAATTCAATCATTCTTTTTAATCTCACTTTCTTAAAATTATTCCATATAAACCCATTTTAATAGGTCTATGTTTTGAATACCAATTTACTCTAAATGAACGCCTTTTACCTGTTGTAGATATGAAATTTATAATTCTATAACCACAAACATTACTATCACATTCAATTTGAATAGGTATTTGTTCAATAAAATAGTGTCCGTTTACATTAGTTAAACGAACCGTAGGTTGTAATTTAATTCTTTCTTTCATTTTATGTTCCTCTCAATCCCTTATCCCCTTAATAAAACTTTTAATATTTTAAAACCGTCTTTAAATGTATTTATAGACGATTTACTATTTTTAGGTCTTTTTAAATAATCAATATCTATAAATTCTAATTTATAATTATTTAATACACAATGTTTAGTTAATTCTGTTTCAATTTCAAATCCATTATCTATTATATCAATATTTTGGTAAAATGTTCTCTTTAGAACTCTACTTCCTGATAATAAATCCTTAATAGATACATTTAATTTTTTAGTGGCTAATTTACTTAATAAACTATTTCCTATTCCGTGTATAATTTGATGTTTCTTAAAATAACCAGAATTTAATCTATTTCCTATAACCATATCTAAATCATTTTCTATTAAATAATTACATAATATATTACTATCTTTTGCTAAATATGTACTATCTCCGTCTGTTAAAACAATAATGTCTGCATTTATTTTATTAAAGGCAGAACGAATTGTAGCACCTTTGCCTTGAATATTCTCTTTCAATACAATAGCACCACAATTCTTTGCAATTTCATAAGTTTTATCTATACTATTATTATCAATTACATATATAGTATTAAAATATTGTTGATAATCTTTAATTACATTTGAAATTGTTTGTTCTTCATTATAACAGGGAATTACAACTGCAATTTCCAACAAATCATCCCCTTTATACCTCTGGCAAATCACTTAAAATTTCATTCAATTCAAGTTCTTCTCCATACCATCTTTCTGCTGAAACAACATCACAACATACAGGAATAGTTAATTTAGGCTTGGCAGCAGTTTCCATATCTTCGGCAAATCTCTTTTTAACATATCTAGCATATCTTAATGGTGTTTCAATAAGAATTTCATCGTGAACAGGAATAATTGTTCTTACACCACGATTACTTAATTCTTCGTCATTATGAATTTTAATAAGTGCTAATTTACTCATATCAGCAGAACTACCTTGTACTCTTGAATTGATAATCTGTCTACTAGCATCAGCAATCTTATTTCCATTATCAATAACTAAAATCTTTTCTTTAATTTTAAGTTCTTCAATAAAATTAAGTCGAGATTTCCAAAACATTGTATTTAATTTATTTGTTAATTTTTCTTTAATATCATTAGGTACAGAGGTATCTCTTCTAATATTTCCATAGTTGTCTAAATAGTAGAATGTAAATGGTGGTAAATTATAATTAGGTAATCTTCTTTTTCTACCCCATAAAGTAGTTACATATCCTAAATTTTTAACCATAAGTTGAGAATCTCTTTCAAATACCTTAATCTTTGGAAATGCGTCATAAACATTATTTTTAATATCTCTTGCCTCTTCTACATCACAACCTAATTGTTCTGCAATAGAATTTTCCCCACGACCATACATAATACCAAGCAGAATTTTCTTTGCTTGTCCTCTACGCTCTTTTCCGTCTTTAAAAGTATCAGTTTCTCCATCTGCTAATTTATCATAATCATAATCTTCAACATTTACATCACTATAATCACATTTAGGGGCAACCATATTTGTTTCTTTATGTAAAGCATAATACCATTTGCCATCTACATTTTTAATAGGTGTTCCCTTTGGAAAATGCTCTAAACATTCATTATAATTTAAGTGCATAGCAATAGCAGCAATTTCTACATATAAATCTTTTCCATCTCTATATGCTTGTAACATACCCTCGTCACCACAAAGCATTGATAACACTCTAGGCTCTTGGGCACTATAGTCAGCACCTTGTATAATTCTTCGTGTTCTTGCCTTAATCATATATATCTCCTTTCTTAATTATTCTTCACATTCTTTTCAATATAACTTACAGAATAAGTATCATCTATGATATAATTTTCTGAATTTAAGTTATTTTGTGTAGATACATAAAATAATAACTGACAAAGTAATAAGATATTACAAATTATTAAAGCAATAATTATGGATAATTTGATATTTTTATTTCTTGATTTTACTTCATATTTATCCCAATCCATTTCTTTCCAATCAATATCATATTCATCCCAATCAGGTTGTTCATCAGTTTTAATTAAATCATTATCAAACATTTTTATTACCCCCTAAATTTAAACACCTAATAATACTTTAAAGTCTTTAATTTTAACTGCTTTAACAATTTCCCCACTAGACAATTTATCTCCAACTTTAATCAATTCAACCCATTGCCAAGTTCCGTCTGATAATTCAATTTCTTCTTGTCTATCGAAAATATAAGCACCATCGTCACGCTTATCTACATCTCTATAAGTAGTTTGTCCAACAAACATTTTACGAATATCTTCATTATGTGACGGAATATTCTGTAAATTTAATGGGTCACTAGAACTCATACGACCTGTTTTAGCACCATTAGAATGAAAATGTGTATGTACTCTACCGTCAGTATGAATAATATCATAAATATTATCTATATAAGTAGATGCAATTTTCTGTGCTGCTCTATATTCCAAAATAGCCTTTGCAATAGGATATTTTTCTTTCCAATAATTCATCATATCAACATCGGTACTTCTAGCACCTTTACCCTTTAATTCTTTTGCTTTAAGAATATCATAGAATAAAATTGCTAATTGTGACGGAGAACCAATATTTAATGGTGTTTTAAGTGGCTTTTCATAATGAGTAGCATTATACTTATCAATTTTATCTTTATATAATTCTAATTCTGAATAACATTTATCTAATGCTACTTTTAAATTATTATGATATTTCTCTTTTAATGTATCAAGATATTCAACATCTACAGAAACACCAACATCTTCTAATGCTACAATAACATCAACCATAGGCATTTCAACATTAGTAAATAACCAATACATATCTCTATCGTCTTCTTGTTCTCTCTTATTGTTTAATAAAGGTCTTTGATACATAAATAAATCAAAAGTATCAACTGCATCGTGAACTGCATATAAATAAGCATATTCAATAGGAATATCTGTAAATGTTGTATTACCAAATAAATCACTAAATGATTTTTCTTCTTCCCCACTCACATATTTACTATGTAAATCTTTAAGTCTATGTGATTCATTTTCGTCTAATAAAGTTGACGCAATCTGCGTATCCCACCAACACTTTAATTTAACCTTTATAGTATGTTTTATAACTCTAATATCAAACTGTGCATTGTGCATAATAATTCTTGCTGTCAACTGTTCTAAAATAGGTTTAATATCTTCTTCGGATAACTGATTATCTAATCTAATACCTGTAAAATAATCTAAATGATTGATAGGTACATATACACCCTTTTCACCAGGAAAATACAAACAAAGTCCTACAATTTTATCAACCATAGGATTAAGTCCTGTTGTTTCTGTATCAATAGCAATATATCCGTGTTCATTTGCTTTATTGATATATTCTTGTAATTCTTCTACAGTAGTAATACAACGATATTGGTCTGCATATTTTCCCAATGACTTTTCTACATCTTGACGAATTAACTCAATCATATCAACAACATTACTTTTACTTAATCTAGTCTTTTTCTTATCTGCTTTTAATTTATCAGCCAATTCTTTATCTTTTATCTTATCACTAACTGATGGTAAAAATCGAATAGGTAACATAATTCCCTCCTATTTATATTTTCTAATCAATATTTTTAATGTATCATCAACATCAATTAAACCCTTTTTTATATTACAATCTAAATAAAAACAATCATTTATTATATGTACCAACTCACTTTCAGTTCTACAATTTAATAATGGTTGTAAGCATTTTATAACATAAGGGTTCATTCCTTTTATATCATTCTGTTTTACTTTTAATATATTTTGACAATTTGTAGACAATAATGCCATTACACTAATAGGAGAATCAACTACTTTAGGTAATGGTTGCTTTTTTATAAAATTTTCTACCCATTCATATATATCTGAATGATAGTTTGTAAATCTATTATACGAATAATTTGATAATTTGTAAGTATCTAAACGACTTTTTATAATACCAAAATCATTATTACTTGCCTTTGCAAATACAATAGCCTCTTCCTTTGATAAATTACTATTATCCATAATATATTTTGTATAATCATTTGAAATTTCAATAAATCTATCTTTATATTGTTTATATAAAGACGCTCTTTTATCTACATTCTCTACAAAACATAAAATATGATAACGATTATCATACTCAAATATATTAGTAGGTATATCTTTTAAATTCTTATAGTTATTAACACTTACAACTGTCTGTTTAAGTAATTTCATATCAGGTACAAATTGTCCAAAAACTACTTTATTTGCGTCCAAAGACAATTTATATCTATGTATATATAAATCTATCATAGCACTATCAATAGTTTCTATTATATACACATTTTGTATATTAGTTTTACTATCTAATATTGCTTTAAATTCTTGTCCTGTCATTTATAATCTCTCCCATTCATTACTTAAACTTTTTAAATCGAATTGCCAATTCACAACAAATTGTTTCTTATTAAGTGATTTTAAATTTTTTTGAGAATTATATTTACTAGAAATTAAATATTCTCTATATAAATCTTCTCCATTTTTAATTCTATCTAAAAGTCTATTACATAATACAGAAAAATAAACATCAAAATCATATTCTTCTTTATATATAAATTTATCAATATCAGTTAGCATTTCCTTTGTAAATAATAAATGTTGACCTATACTATCACAATAATCTGCAATATCTTTATAATTTTCCATATGTTCTATAATACATCTTGATTGAATAGAACGAGGTAAATTCATAATATTTTTGCAAGTAATAATAATATGGTCTTCATTTTCTTCTAATAATTTCAACATAGCACTATAACTTGCTTGTGACCAATCATCTATATCTGCAAAAACATAATCTCCTTGTGATAAATTACGAATATTTTCAACTTTACCGTCCACAAAATAAAAATCAGGAAATAATTCTGACACTAATGTTTTTTTACCACTATATTTAGGTCCAACTATTATTAAATTATTAGGTAAGTGACTTTTTAATTTAGCAATTAAATTAGTCTGTTGTTCCATTTTACTTTCCCCCAATAATAAGTCTAGCAATAATGATATTTTTAGGCATATCATCATATCTAATATCTTGTAAAATAACAAGTAATCTTTCAATTAAATCTAAATTATCGTGCTTTAAAGCATAATCTAAAAATTGTCTGACAAATTGATGTAAGTTATATCCATTTCTATAAACATTTTCAATCGTATCAATAATACCAACTCTATCATTTAAAGAAAACGCATTATATAAATTTGATAATACATCATAAGTGACTATATTAAGTGCTTTACAAACATTCTCTCTATTGATATTTTCATCATATAAAATACATTTATCTAAATTAGTTAATGCTTGTCTTAAATTTCCATTAGCAGAATTTGCAATATATTTTAATCCCTCTTCATCAAAAGTAATATGTTCATTATTACATACATACTTTAATCTATCTATAATAACATTTTCTCTAATAGGTAAGAAATTAAATCTTTGTACTCTACTAATAATAGTATTAGGAATTTTCTGTGCGTCAGTAGTACAAAAGATGAATATAGAATGTTCAATATTTTCTTCTAATACAATTAGTAAAGATGACCACGCTTGAGATGTTAAACATTGACACTCATCTAATATAAAAACCTTATAATTATGAATTAAAGATTTATTTCTAGCATTATCTACAATATCCTTAATTTCAGCAACACCATTATGTGTAGCACAATCTAATTCAATTATATCCCCATTAATTTCATTTGCAAAAATTCTAGCACAAGTGGTTTTACCACAACCTGCATTACCAGAAAATAAAATTGCGTGGCTATATGAATTATTTTCAACTTGTTTGTTTAATACTTTACATACAACTTCTTGTCCTACTACTGTTTTCAAATCGGTAGGTCTATACTTATTTGCTAATGTCATAATACATACCCTTTCTATTCATTCTCTCTATAATTAAATAGTTCTTATGTAGATGAGTAAATTACAATACATCTTGTCCAAAGATTATCATATTTTTTAACTTCTTCTTTTATCATTTTATTATATTCTTCATCTGTTAAACCTTTAGTCCATTCTTCTTCACATAAATGGTCACTTAAATAATATTCTAAATCACTTTTATCATCAATAATTTGACCGTCATTATAATAACCACCCTTTAATTCTAATAAATCCTTAATACAAAATGAAATATTAGAACCATACCAATAACCGTCAGAGTCAGCAATAACTTCTGCATCAGTTAATACTACAATAGGTAATGTTGGATTATTTAAAATAGCAGTTCTTAATTCATCAGTACCCATACACATATCAATTTTTTCTGCATATTTCATAATTAAGCCCCCTTATATAAACTAAATCTATATTGCTGTTTTACAGTTGGATATTTTTCTCTATCTACCTTACTCATAAACATATCATAAGGTCTAGCATAAATATCAAAACTTACCTTATCATTCTGATATAATGCTTGATATATGACAAGTTTTTCTCCTGTTTCTGTGTGATTTGCAATACCAATAATTTTATATAAATAATCAGTTCCGTCACTTCCAAGAGGATATAATAATTCTCTTTTAAAATGTTTTACAATATCGCCAACTTTAAAATTTCTCATATTTACTTCTCCTTAATTTTCATCTGATAATCACTTGTTTTAATTACATTTTTATCTTTATCAATAAGGACTTGTGTATAAACTTGTCCTAATTCATAATTTTCATTATCCCCTTTTGGATAGTTCATAATAGGATAATTTAAATCATTTATCCATTCTTTTTTAAGTTTTTTATCATTAGTACAGAAATAAATATATCTGTGTTTAGCAGTTCTAACTACTCTAATACCTTTTTCATTATCTTCTGTTGCGTGTCTACTATGTTTACCCTCTGCAAATCTATCAGTTCTTTGCTTTGTACAACCTGTATAGATAAAATTACACGCTTGATAAATATATCCGTGATGTGACATTCCAGTATCAGAATAACTAATAACAATCCAATTTTCTTTTTTTAACTCCTTTAAACAAGCAGAAACAAATTGACTTAATTGTAAAGTTAAATCTTCCACTCTAACTAATCTGTTTAATTCATAAACATTAGAAGAATGTTTTTCCCCACAAACACCAAAACAAAGAGAATTGGACGCAGGTTTACCAAAAGTACAAACTGCCACCAATCTCCCATCAATTTCCCAACCAAATGCTTTTGTTATCTGTGGTACTCTACCTGCATAATGTCGTTCCATTATGAAATCTATTGCTTCTTGTCTTGTAGGATATATAATTTTACCGACCATATTATACTCCTAAAATTCCATTATCTATAAGCATATTCAAATATTTAATTGCATTGATTTGAACATTTAAATCCCATTTATTTTCAATTTCAGATTTATCATAGAATGTTTTAAATTTATAATTACACATTCCGTCATAACTTGAAAAATGAAAATCAATTTTATTGTTTTCTTGATTAAAACCTATCCAAAATTCATCATAATCTAAATATTTTCCACCGATATTACAACCCTCAAGATGACAATACCAATCTCCCCTTAACATAGCATTATTATGCCAAGTGTGTTCTTTTAATTTATCCCAATCTAATATCTTTAATTTTTTTATATTACTAGGTTTTAACTTATATTTATTAGGATATTCTTTAATTAAACTCATATCAATTTTCATCCCATTTACATTCCTTTCCAAATACCTCTAATAAGAAAATCTTAAATTGCATTAAATATAATTCAGGAATTATATCCTTTCTCTTATTAAATTCTCTATAAAGGTTTACATAATACCATTTTTGTTTATCTTGTCCACGATTAAATCTTGACCAAATAGCGTCACCAATAGTTTGATATGTATTATAAATATCTTTTAAATTACAAAATTTATCAGCAAATAATAACAACAATTCGTCTTCAAAACAATTTTGAATAGAATTTATAGTATGTGATTTTCTTTCTTCCCAAGACTTTGATTTATCTTCTGAATTAGATAAAACAAGTCTTAAAACATTTACATTAAAATTTGTTTTAATATCTTCTTCTGTTATAGGTGTATCTTCAATTACATCGTGTAAAAATCCAGAAACAATTACATCTTCATCGGTTGTTAATTGACTTAAAAATATACCAACATTAACAGGATGGGTTATATAAGGTATATCTGTACCTTTTCTAGTCTGTTCTTTATGTGCAATAATCGCATAATCTATTGCACCTGTAACATAATCAAAATTCATAATAAAACCTCCATTATATGTATTTAATAATCATTATATCAAAAACTTTATATAAAGTTATTAGATTTCCAATTTTTGTCCACAATTATAACAAAAAATTCTATAATGTTTATCAAATTTAATTAGAGTAGAACAAATAGGACATTTTGCAAGAATACCATTATTTGTTTCTTCTATTAAATGTTTTGGTATAATCATACTATTTCTATAATGTAACTGTTTAATAAGTTCGTCTATCATCTCGTCTTGTTTTTTAGATTCAATATTATATTTCTTTTTAGACTGTAACCATCTAATACCATTTTCAATATCAAAATCACTACATAGTCCTAATTCCATTAAAGAACTTAAATACGATAAACCTTTATTATAATTATTATCCATTGTTTTTGCTGATTTGTTCCTAAACTTAATAATCTCACTCATAATAAATTCCCCCATAGTATATATATAATTCTTATCTTCATATAGTTATAATAGTAATGAAATTTTTAAATTGCAACATCTTTTTAAATATAAAAACCACCTAGAATATATCCAAGTGGTTTTTATAATACTTAAATTGCTTTTTCCAACAAGTTACAAATTGTGTCGATAAATTCTTCACAATAATTACTACAATACTTAACAGTTGCTTTTGTCATATCTGCTCTATCAATATATCTTGAATTACTGTGGTCGGTAATAATAATTGTATTGAGATTATCAAAGTGTTTAAAAGGCTCAATTTTACCACTTGATAAACGATAAAGTCCGTCATCGGAATGTGCATCTCCGTCAAATAAAACGATATTGTAATTGTTAGTTGCAGGCTTTGTATGTCTACGAATTACATCAGCGATAGTATCAGTAAGACAATTACCACCATTAGATATAAACTCTCTCTTATGGTCTGTCCATTCAACCACTCTAGTATTTATAGTAATGACATCAAAAGTAAAATCACTATTGTTAATTCTATCAAGTGTTCTAATAAAAGTATTCATTCTCTCGTCATTTGAATAAAATGAACCAGAATTATCAATAAACAGATTAAAATGTACTTTAGAGAACTGTTTAATATGTCCTTCTCTATTTCTCTGTGTCCACCAACGATAATCTTCTCTAGTAATAGAACGAACATTAAGTCTACCTGAATAAGCATTAATCGCACTACCATTATTCTTATTTTTCTTTAACTTTGTTGCAATAATGTTATTTAACTTGCTTTCTAATTCTCCGTCATAATACCTATTAGTTACATTATTAGCAATAGACTTAAACACATCATTATCAATTTCTAAATCATTAAATTCGGTTATTGCCTCTAATAAAGATTCAATATCTTCTTCATTAAAACTATTTTCTTCATTAAAACTATCTTCTTCACTATCCATAGAATTAGACGCACTTTCAGTATCAGTTTCATCTGTTTCGTCAGTTGTAGATTTTGAAGATGTGCTAGTGTTTTCTTCTTCATTTTCGTCACATTCTTCTTCACTATTAGAAGAAACACTTTCTGTATCGTCAATATCAGTATCATCAGTATCAGTATCAGTATCAGTATCAGTAGTATCGTCAGTATTTTCCTTACTATCCTTACTATCCTTACTATCCTTACTATCCTTACTATCCTTACTATCCTTACTATCCTTACTATGCTTTTCTTCTTCTTTATTTTCAGTTTCCCATTCTTTTACAAAATCAACATAAAGAGTAAGTAAAGCAGAAATATATTGTTCAACAAAGTCTTCATATTTATATGATTTTGTATAGGACGCATTAATCTTTCTATAGTTTCTAATAAGCATAGAAAGTCTATTAAGCCAATAGTCCTTATTATTTGCTACACTATGGAAACGAATAAAACTATAGAAAGCCTCACTTGCATTAGTAGGTTCTTCTCCTTTATAATTATTGAGAAGAATAATATTTCTACGGAAATTTGTATTCATATACAAAGAACGACAAATAGTTTCAATTCTCTCGTCCTCAACAATATTGATAATATCATTATTGGTTAAACCACTAGGATATTTTTTAGTAGGTCTATCCTTTAAATAACTAGGTGTGAGAATTGCGTGTGAAATTTCGTGATATAACAAACCACGAACAATACTTTCTACATCGTCAGTATCTTCCATAATTTCACAAGCCTTTGCAATCATAGGATAACCAATAATAATTTTATCTTCAAAAGGTGAAAAATATGAAGTATTAGAATTTTCGTCTAACACACAATTAATCTTTCTACCTAAATAATAACCAACAGGTAAAGTCTTAAAAATTTCATTAACCTTTGCATATGTAATCATAGTAATTTCCTCCCTAATTCCTTAACTGTATTTATTATAGCAGATTTTTATTAATTTGTCAACAAATTTTATAAGGAATTAAAGAAATTATTGTATTTTATTAGGTTATATAATAACTTAATACATTGAATAAAGGACATATAAAAGCCAATAAAATTACAAATTTAGTTTTCCACTTTGGAAAAATACAATGATATTTAATTCTAAAATATTTTAATAAAAAATAATCAATCTCAATCGCACAAACAATAATTAAACATATAATATTAAATGTTTCCATATAATTATTCACTCCCTATTATTAAAAATATTTATTTTATAAGTTAATATCTATTTTTACCATCTTCAACACTAGCCATATTATGATTTTTTAAATCTTCAAAAAACTCTTTTGTAGCATTTAAAACCATATAAGCAGGTCTATTATCAATAAAAACAACATATACATCTGTATTTATTTCGTGGAAAATGGTAGTATATGCTTTTGTCATAGCACAACCACCAAATCCACCAAAAGCAGTTGATGTACTTCCCCAAATTTGTGAAAAAACTTCACAAGTTAATTCAAAAATAGGTGTAGTTCCCTTTTTAATTTTTTCTTCTTTTAATTTATTCCATAAAGCTAACCAATTAGTGTCTTCCTTTAAAATCATCTTTGTTTGATACGCTAATAATTCTAAATTTGGTAAATTTGCGTTCATAATTATACCCCCTTTTTACCATATCTAGTAGCAATATCTTTAAGTACCGATTCCTTATCTCTACCTGAAAGATGTTGCTTATGTGTATTTTTAAGAATTTCACTATAAATTGGACCAGGCATAATACCCATAGCCATAAGGTCTTTACCCATTACTTCTGGTTTACTTATAGTTTCCTTATAAATATTAAATCTTTCAGTAATCCATTCTGCCTCTTCATTTTCAGTATTAGTTTTACCCATAGAATCAGCAATAGTAAGCATTACCATATCACTAGGACAAATACTAATATCAAATTTAGCATTTGTAGACTTAATTTTAGACTTATTATTGAAAGACTGATGAAGAGCCATATGATTTTCTACCATATTAAGTACATACTTATTAAGGTCTACATTATTGTTAATTCTAGCCATAAATTCTTTAGCAATAGGTACACCCATAATATCGTGCTTAATACTCTGTACACCCTTTTCAGTAATACAAGTAGCAACTGGCTTACCAAAATCGTGACAAAGTGCAGCAATCATAAAAAACTCTGCATTAGAAACACTATCTCTCATAGTAGCAGCATTATCAATAACCATCATTGTATGATTCCAAACATCTCCCTCTGGATGATATTTTGGATTTTGTGGACAACCAATAAGTGCCTTTACTTCTGGAAACCATACATCAAGTTGATTAGCCATTTTAAGTACATTAAAGAAAGTTGATGGCATAGGTGCTTTAATCATTGCCTTTTTCATTTCTTCATATACTCTTTCTCTTGAAAGTGTTGATACATCCATAGTTGACATAATATCAATAGTTTCGTCAGCAATATCAAAACCAAATCTTGCTGCAAATTGTGCTGCACGAAAAACACGAAGAGCGTCTTCCTTAAAAGTAGTATCGTTAATATGTCTAATAATACCATTTTCAATATCTTGCACTCCGTTAAAATGGTCTACTATTTCACCAGTAATAACATCTTCCATAAGTGCGTTTATAGTGAAATCTCTTCTCATTGATGCCTTTTCAGTTCCAATAAAAGGGTCAACAGATACTTCAAAGTCTTTATGACCCCTACCTGTTGCTATTTCACTTCTTGGCTGTGCAATATCAATATCATATCCCTTAATATTGTATACACCAAAAGAAGCACCTTGAGTCTTAATCTCTCCAAGTTCGGAGAGAATAGATTTAAGTACCTTTGGAATAATATTATGTACCTCAATATCTATATCCTTGTTTTCCTTTCCGAGAATTTTATCTCTAACATATCCACCAACAAAATAAGTCTGTCCACCGTGATTATGTACTCTCTCTGCAATTTTCTTTGCCATTTCTATATTTTTCATAATATCAACTCCTTTAATTTCTTTATCAACTATTGATAGTATAACACATAAAAACTCCCTTGTAAACAAAAAATTACAAGGGAATTAAAATTATTCGGTATAATGTTTTTTAGTATTTTCCAAATAAATAGAATTACTAGATTTTTGTCCAGCAGATTTCATTAAATCATTTCTAACATTTATAAAATGTGGAATACTCTTTTCAAAAAAGTTTATTGCTTTAGTTTCGTCTTTAAATTCTATATTATGCTGATAGAAAAAATTCCTTTGATTAGTAACAAAAAATGTGTCGGTATCTATACAATAAGCAATAATATATGTTGGATATATCATATTAAACATTTGTGATTTCCTTTCTATTTTATTTCTATTCCTAAATAATCTAATAAGTTACAAATTGTATCAAATCTACCAATCCAATCAATATCACATACACAATATTTTCCGTCTGAATCTATAAAATATGTTAAATCCATATCATCTGCTTTCTTATTTATGACATTTATTGCATTTATATAACGATAACAATTTTTACAATCATTATTGCATACCATATTATATCACTCCATTTCCCTATATTTAACAGTTAAATCTGTTCTTTTTTGCTTATCATATTTAGTATTTCTAAATGTTAAAGAATGATAAACAGCCCAACCTAAACCATTAAATCTTCTAATTGTAAATTCTATTCTCATACATCCGTCTATATATGGATGTTGTTTAATTAAAGAACAAATCCAATCATCAATTTCTGTTTCTGTCATATTTTCAACATCTATATTAGGAAATAATTTAGAAAAATCAACTGTTCTATCTGATTCAAATGGATAACAATAAGAACAATAATCAACTTTAAACATAATATAACCCCCATATTATTATTCAGGTCTAATACTACCTGAATTAAGATAATTTAATTCATTTGTTAATTTTACTGACTCTTTTAACATTAAAGAATAATGTATTACTTTTGCAATATCTTCAACAGAATATTTTGATACAATTCTTTGTAAGTCACGATAATCATTTTTATTATTATATATTGATGTTTCATCATAATATGGAATTACTTCTAACAATAAATCACAATTATTACTAATAGTCTTACAATTAGAAATTGCGTCTTCATAATTATGATAAATCTTTGCGTCACATTCTTTAATATCAGTTAAAATCTTTCCTTGCAAAGTTCCATTATCTTTATTGTAGATTTCTGTCCAATAACCATTATGTTTTCCATAAAAATCTAATTGTGCAATAACATATTTCATAATTATTATTTCCTTTCGTCAAGTTCTAACTCGTCCACATACCACCCAAAGTCGTCCATTGGATGATTATAATATTGTGATTTAGGATTTTCTTGTTCCTTTTCTAATTCTTCTTCTGCTATTGTTTTAGATAAATATACAGTTTCTCCAAAAGAACAACCCTCATAACCACCCTTTACAAAAATATATGCATTACTCATAAAAAATTCCTTTCTATTTAATTATATCTTAATTTTGATAGAGCAGACATAACTATATCAGTAATTTCATCATCCCAACATTGGTCAATCCCAAGTTTACTGATATTATCAAGAATTTCTTGTTCGGCTATGTCAACTTTATGTATTATGCCTAATTGTCTTAAAATCCATCTTTTTAATTTATTCATTGTAAACATCCCCCTCATTTAATACATAATAGGTACTTCTTTATTATTTGTTAAAATATAAATTGTAGATTTTCCCTCTTTAAGAACAAAATTCTTAAAATTAAATTCATAAGCCTCAACTTCCATATCTGTTAATAATGATTTTACATATACCATATCAATAGATAAATTCAATAAATTATTAAGTTCTTCTTCTGATTCTACATCAAATAATGAAATTGTCCTTAATGGTGTATATAAAGAACAAATAATATTTCGTTTAGGTAAACATTTCTTATATAGTGTCATTATTAAATTTTTTAATTTTGGATTTGTCATAATTTAATTCTCCTTATAATAATTTAATATCTTCTCTAAACTATCAATACTAGAATAAGATATAGTTGGTCTATAAATTCTAATTCTATCTGTAAATTTTGATAATTCAGGAATAAGTACATTTTCCATTTTATTGATTAACTCTTTTTGTTTACGAACTGTTTCAGTATAATCTGCTACTGATTTATTAAATCTCTCATCATAATCAGCCTTTTGTGAATTATATTGTTCAATATATTTGTTGTGGTTAAATCTATATTTAAAATTCCATAATATAAATCTATACCATTTTCTATAATTAGACCCAAGAATCGCCTTAGATTTTTCATCCCAATTTTTAGCATTAACATATTTTATTAAATCTCTTAATACAGGTGGTATATATGTAGTTTTATTATCCATATATATAGGTGGTTGTGTTTTAATAAACCATTTTGTATCAATTTCAATACCAGTAATTGCAGATGTAGGTATATAACAAATAAAATCATATAAAGAAAATTGAGCATAATTACAACCAATTTTTACATCAGTAGCATTAGGAAAAATATTAGTAATAAATCGTCCTAATAAATCACTATGTCTTAAATTAGATAAACACATTTCGTGCCATTCATCTTCATTTGGAACTTTGGTTATATTTATATTTTCTAAAAATTCTTTTCTTTTAGTTAATTCTTCAATTTCTTCTTCTATACTTTTTATTGCGTCTGTTAATTCATTCATTTTAATACCCCATTCTATTATTTTTAAAAAATCACAAACATATTATTTATGTTGTAGTAATTATGTTATTTATATTATTATAGATATTCTATATAAAGGTAACTTTTTTATTCATACTTAAATGATACCACAACCTTAATTTATTTGTAAACAAAAAACCGTACAATCTATAAAAAATTATACGGTTTTTATTATTACTGTCCATATGTTTTTCTCACATTAAGTCCTAAAAATCTGTCTGAAACATATTCATACTCATTAGCACTAGCAATTTTCTCTTTAAAAGTCTGAATTTTTGCGTCTGTACCGTCAGCATAAGATAAAGCAAGTGCCTCAATTAACGCAGGCTTTTTAGGAGAACCATATTCTAACTCTCCGTGATGTGCTAAAATACAATGCTTTAATTCTGTTAATAATACTCTAGGGAAATTAGGAATATTTTTTGCTTTAATTGTAATCATTTCAGCACCCATATAAACGTGTCCTAATAAGTTACCCTCGTCAGTATAATCATTTTCTGGAAATGCAGATAATTCTCTAATCTTACCAATATCGTGTAATAAGGCAGCAGTAATAAGTAAATCATAATTGAATGTGTTATGATATAATTCACAATAATTTTTACAATGTAAAGCAACATTAAGGGAGTGTTCTAAAAGTCCACCAATAAATGCGTGATGAATAGATTTAGCAGCAGATGATTTCACATATCCACTCTTAATCTTATCATTATCAAAAAACTCCTTTAATAAAGCATTTAAGAACTCATTTTCTACAGAATTTACAAGTTCTGTGGTCTTATTCCACATTTCTTCAATATTCTTATCAGTAATAGGATAATAATTACTCTCGTCATAATCATCAGCCATACTAATACCAGAAATGTTAATCTGTAACTTACCATTAAATGATGTGATAGCACCACGAACATTTACAAAACTACCAACAGTAATCTCTTCTAAATCTGACATAGTATCTTCTGATACATCCCAAATCTTTCCGTCAATAGTGCCTGTTTTGTCCATAAATGTAAATGTTAAATAATTAGAACCATTCTTTGCAGTTCCCAACTGTTTGCCCTTACATAAATAAACTTCTGATACATTTCCATTTTCAACTAAATCTTTAATAAATACCATAATTAAATACCCCCATATAAAATATGACTTTTAATATCATAAACTAATTCATTGATTTCCTTATAATTAGGTTCATCTGGTAACTCTGTGTTCTTTTTTGCATACTCAAATCTCTTTTCATACTCATTAAGAATATCAAAAAATGCGTCATTTGGCATATCATTTTCATTAAAATACTTTTTATTTCTAATGTCCATAAGTAATTCGTGGTCAGCACCAGAACGATATGTGATGATTTCTTTCTTTTCAAGTAAATCAATACCCATCATATATAATCTAATAAGGTGCATAGCGTGTTTATTTAACTTTTCGTGCTTAATTGCCTTATTATTTCTATTTGATTTCTTCTTATAGTTATTTACAGTATTTTTAATTTCATCTACTAAACCAATTAGTTTCTCATCTTCAATTTCATTAAACTGTAAATCAAACATAAGATGTCCGTCTTTTTCATAAGAATTGATACAATTAGACACATCAAATCCAAATGCTCTTGTAAGATGTTCTTTCATTCCAATAATAACCTTTGCAATATGGTCATTATATTCTTCATTTGACAGAGCACATAAAGATTTCTGCTTTAATCTATATAACTGCTGATTAGCATATCCAGTAAATCTAGGAATTGCTTTCTTACTTAAAAAGATTTCTTTATTATCTAAAATCATTTTACCATAATCATTTACATATAAATACTGTTCAGGTTTACATCCTAACATTTCAATGGTATTAGGATTACATTCAGATAAATAATTGATAATTTTATCTAATTCATAAATAACTGTATCAGTTTCAGTATTGATATACTGTTTATTATGAATACCTAAAATAATATCCTTTTTAGACGGAACAAAAATCCCACGCACATCTACATCAGAACCCTCAATATTTGTTCCATAAGCGTGACTTCCACCTAAAGTTAATAGACAGATATTATCATTTAATACATCATCATATAAAAATTTATAATCGTCTGTTTTTAATAATTCTTTAATTTTATCCATTTGTAACATCTCCTTAACTTATGTTTATGTGGTTATTGTAGCACAAATTATTCAGTTTGTAAACAATAATTTTAAATAAATTAAAAAGCCACATCTATATAATAGATAAGGCTTTTATTTTATATTCTTTTAGTGTGATATATAATTTCTAATTGTTTATAAACAGACGGAAAATAACCTTGTAATAATCTTAATACTTGATGATACAAATTATCATCATCTGATAAACCAACAGTTACTAATTTAGGTTCAATTTCTTCTGCATATCTTTCTAATTGTCTTTTTAATTTAGTAATTTCATTACAACTTACACCAAATTTACATCTAGGATTAAGATACCAATTAAATCTAATTGAATAATTATTTGTTGACTCAATATGATATAAAACATCCTTTAATCTTTTAAGTCTATCCAATTCACTTGTACTTATATGACAAGACATACAATGTAAAGGTTTCATATATACACCTACTCTCCGAATTTTAACAATTTAATAGTATCTTCATCTAAATGACCTAAAAAGTCAAAAATAGATTGTCCATTTTCATTTGTAATAACTAATTCATTTTCATTCAATGAAAAAATCAAAGGAAAATTCTCCCCATAATGTCCTTTAAATACAACTGTAATTGTTCCATTATTATTATCTTTAATTTTACTAATGGTATCTCTACAATTACAATTTTTATTTGTATAATCTACAAAATTCATAATTCTAGTTACTAATAAAGTATTCATATTTATTCCCCTTTATTTAAAGTGCCGACTTATTAAAAATCGACACTTATTTAATTTTTAAATAGCGATTTTTTGACGATATGGTGTAATACACACATCATAATAATAAACTTTCATTTTTAAATTATCACTAATCCACTTATCAATTTTATCCTTTACTAATGGTGTTAATTTACAATGTGGTAATTTATCTATATATCTAATTTTTATAACATCATTTTTTGTATATAGAGTTAAGTCAATATTATACATAATTATCTCCTAAATAATACTAAATGAACTTATCCACATAAGAATACTTGAAATTAATACTAAAATTGTGGATATAGTTGTTAAAATAGTTGCATAATTAAGAGATTTAATTTTTATCTTAAAAGATAGTAATAATCTCATAATACAATCAGTAGATAAAAATAAATAAAATATAGATACCACACCAAGTCCAATGTTAAAACCAATATGTTTAATATTTACTGTTATATCTGAAACAGTAGGTGCATAAGAAATAAATGCTAAAAATATACCAATAAGTAAATCTAAAATCAAAGTCTTATAATTTGTTTTATCAATATATTTAATTTTATTTTCTACATCAGTATCTTTTGATTTTTCTACTACTGTTTCCACAGTATCATTTGTTTCTTCTTTTGTATTTTCTGAAATTTCGTCTTCAACAGGAATTATTATATCCTCATTTGAAATATTTGTCATATTATCACTTCTCCTTTATATTTTTGGTAGCCAATTTTCTTTAATCGGCTTTAATTTATTTGTAGGAACACATTCATTTAACGCTGAATTTACAGCAAGTGCCATATCAATTAGCCAAAAATCATTACCATTTTGCATTATATCAATAGACCATTGACCACATAAATTCGCATTAGGTAATAATTCTAATACTTTAGATACAATTAAATCTTTATTTTCTTCATATCTACGCATTAGAGTTTCTTCCATACTTCTATATATAATAGCATCGTGCATTAAATCAGCATTTCCATTTTCAAAACCCTCATCAAATTTCTTTTTCATAACATCAGGTTTCCAATATGGACTAATTCCTAATACTTCATTTGTATCAAAATCAACAAATACTCTATATTCTGTATGTAAAGGTAGTCCGTGATAAATACAACCATTATTTTCTTTATCTTCAATAAAATCTCGAACAACCCATTCATTTGTTGTACTAACACCATAAATACTAGGTCTTGATAAAGGACCTGCCATCATATTTGCTTGAAAATGAATGAATAATAAATATTCCCCAAGTTCATTTACTTCTTTTGGTGTAGTTACTCTAACATTTCTAAAATCAAATTTAGAACTATATGTACCTGTTTTGATAAAATAATCTCCATCTAATTGTAAATCAAATACTTTTTTACAATATTCATCTACAATTTTTAAAGTAATTGCATTTAATGAATTATATTCTAATCTAGTTAATTGTAATAAGGTTAAAGGTACTTTAATAATTGTTGTTTTTGGTACTTTAAAAAATCCATTCTGTAATACAGTATCAATAATATTAGGCAACCAATAACCCATTGCATTAGGATTTGTACCTAAAATTTCATAAGTTAGTGCGTCTAAATCTAATATATCTAAACCTTGTCTAAACATATGATAAAACTGTTTATTATTTGTATCTAAATATTGTTTATAATTATATAACAATGCACTAGATGTAGTTCCAGGTTCTAAATCAGTTTTCATTAGATTTCCTGTCAACATAGGTCTTTCTTCTAATGGAATATCTTTTAAATCTTCATTAGTAATATAAGATATTTCTTTATTTAATGATTGAATATTTGTATTAATTTCTGTTCCATTAAAATTCCAAATTGCAGTTTTATTTACTAATTCTTCAACAATTCTTTCTACTAAATCATTTGAAATATTTACTTGTGATAAATTATTTTTATGCTCTTCAACTGCTTGTCGAGAATTTATATCAAAAAAATTATCACTTTCCATAGCAACTGAATTATATGCTTTTTCAAATTCTTCTAATGCTTTTGGATTAGTATTTAATAATTTTGCAATTTCGTCTTTTGTTAATGAAATTTTCTTCTTTTTTAATCCAAACATTAAATCACTCTCCTATTAGTTCATAAGCAAAGGCTTTACATCAATAAGATTATTATTTAACATTTCTGTTAAAATACTATCTAAATAATAAGTGTCCTTGCTATATGTAATATTCTGAATAGACAAATGAATACCATCATCATATGCTAACTCTGTACCATTTATAACAACAGTTGAACCGTCTTCAAATGACCAAATTACACAAGTACGAACAACCGTATCTCCCTCATAACTAATATACTTATCTACCTCATCTAATTTATCCGTAGAACAATATACATAATCAGGCTTACCTAAATTATTCTTGATTAAATCATTCAATACCATAACATTTCTTGTATTTATTTCTACATTATCTTTATCTAATGGTTTATATATACCATCAAAGAAATCAAGAATATATAATGTTTGATAATCTGAATGTACCCAAATTGTAGGTGTCATATTATGAAGATACTCATTCTTTACAGTTGTTCCGTCTTCTTCATATTCCATTTTATCTTCTATAATACAATCAAATGAATTAAGTGTTGAAATATTTTCAAGTTCAGCACAATATGTACCAATAGTTGTTTCATCTGGTGCATTTCCATAAGTATATACAACTGGATAACCACAATTCATTTCAGATGTCATATTATATAATTTAGTTGTATCATCTTCCCCCATAGGAAATGAAATACCACTTTCTTCATATACTACAAGTTCGTTTAAATCTTCTAAATTAGACCAATCAATTCTTGATACCCAAGAAGAATTTTCATAAGTTGCATTTGTGTAATCTACTACATTACTTTCTTCACTTGTTTCGATTTCACTAGCGTCTGTTTCACTAGCAATTTCTGATACATCGGTCTTTTCTTTGCTATCCTTTGAACAACCAACGAGTGACAAAGCAATAAGTGTTCCACACAACAATGTGATAATAATTTTTTTCATAATTTTCCTCCAAGAATAAAATATTTTTTATTATTATATCAATAATTTAATTAAATGTTTACAAGTTTCTCAATATAATCCCTACCATCTTGTTTAAAAATAGGAATATTAGTATCAATAATCCACGCATTTTCAGATTTAGTAGTATCTCTTAATTGTGCTGTTATAGTATTATCATTCTTTTCAATAATAATTTTATTTTTTACAGCACAAGTACCACGCTTTTGAGGAATACTAAAATTATTCCAATTAACATCTTTTTGAGTTAAAAGCATATCTTGAATATCATTTGTATTCTTTTTATTTAATTCCTTTTGAGAAAAATATTTTTGACCAACCATTTGAATAGAATTTTTAGTTGCGTCATTTTGTCTACAAAAGAAATAATTAGTTACCTCTTCTTTAGGAAGATTAAATGCTCTAGCGTCAAATAATGCACCATTTTCACAAGCAGTTTGATAAACTTTTAAAAGTTTTCTATTTTCTTCATTATCTTCAATACTATCATTATAGGCTAAAGCAATTTCAAAACTTTTAATAGCGTCTGAAAAATATCTATTAAATGCAAAAGTTGCCATACTCGCACTCACACTAACTAATTTATCCATTCTATAATCAAACCAAGCACTAGAGTCTAATTCTTGATAATCAATTAGTAATAGAGAAATTTCATCTGATTGAGTATAACCTAATACACAGCCTTGAATATTCTCACATAGATATTTCATAGTTTTTTGCATTGTTGATATTAAAATATCATCAAATGGTTTTACAAAATTTCTTGTAAATGTGTGAAATGCTTTACCATCTAATCTAATAATTACAGGTGTTCTTCTATATAGATAAACCCTAGAACGCATTTCATAAAATTTCTTAAATCTTTCTTCTATATCATTTTTCATAATAATTTCCCCTCTATAAAAATTTTCCCCTATATTTCATATAAGTAATTTTAATAACCGTACATATCAAACACTTTAATTGTATGAAATCTTAAAAAGTTATTTATGTCACACATATCTAAATCTTTCATTGTTTCAACAACATATTCTAAATGTTTAATCAAAGCGTGTCTATTTATGTCTTGAAACAAATTTGTCATTAAAGCAATACAATCATCATTTGTCAATTTATCAAATGGTATAATTTTAAAATCAGTTGAATTACCACATTCTATCATATATTCACATAAATCGCCATAAATATATCTATGGAAATCTTCATCAACATATTTTATTACTGTCCAATCTGATAATCTCAATACTATCACTCCTTACTATTATTCATAATCTCATCTAACAAATCTTGAAAAGATTGTTTATTTTCGTTATTATGATTTTGTTGTTTATTTTGATTATTATTTAAGTTTACAAAAGGCTTAAATAATTCGTCAATTTTAAATTTATCAGTTTTAACTTTCATAATTTAAGCCCCCTTTATATAAATAAATAGTATTTTATCTAGTTTTAATAGTAATATTAGGTGTTTCCATAAGTTTTGCTAATTTATTTTCAAACATAAATACACAATCATTAGGTTGATATGGTTCATTATTCATAAACCTATAAATAAAAGGTGCATCATAAGGATTTACACATTTTAAAATAGGCATAGAAACAACAATAGAATTTTTATCAACAGTCAATGGTTGCTTAATATATGCTTGAGTATTAACTAACTTAAATAAAGTAAAATACTCAAAACTAATAGGAAATTCATTAAACTCATCACAAAAACGCTTAATTTCTGAAACATTTAATTCATCAGATACAGAAATAACAATCTCATCTGAACACATACTGTAAATGTCACTTTCTAATACCAAATTCATATCAATTAACTTATGCAATAAGTCACTCATAAGGTACGATTCATAAATAATTTGTCTTTTTGGATTACAATTACCAAATACAACCTGTCTAATATATTTTGAATTTGAAATATAATCATATTTAGTAAACTGTTTCATAAATTCATCATAATTAAAACTATCAAAGAATTTAGTTCCTGTATCTTTTGCATACTTAACTAATGCACTAAAATTAGCCTTTTTCATATCAATACTAATGAATTTCTTACCGATATTAGATTCTTTATAAACATCAGACTGCCTAATCTGAAATTTAGAGTAATTATTCATATCATCAGAATTAAGTTTCTGATAAGCCCCTGAATTTTTAATATAATCAATAATATTATCCTTTACTTGATTATAATACTCTAAATACGCATCAACACTTTCAAAATCTTCTAAAACAGTTAAAAACTCTTCCCACTTATCTGAAAAACCAAATAATTTTAATCTCTCTTCAAAATAAGGAGATACAAATAACTGTAATGGTACTTTATTATCTTTACAAAATCTCTGTTTTAATTTCATCATATCCATAATCTCTTATCCTTTCTTAATAAAATCATTAAACTCTTGAACAACTTTAAATAAATCTTTGGTTAAATATCTATTTGCCCCATCAATAAATTCTTTAGGTATATCATAAATACATTCAGCAATACTACCTGTCATAGCTGCTATTGTGTCTGTATCTCCCCCAACACAAACTGCTTTTCTTATTGCGTCTTCAAATGATGTTGATTCTAATGCACAAATTAAAGCAATAGGTACAGTATGTTCACAAGTACAACTAAAAGGTCTATCTATTTTAATATCTTTATAATTAAAATTTAAACTAAAGGGTCTATCTGTTTTAATATCTTTATAAGTAACATTTATATTATACAGTTTTTCTTTATTTAAAAGTATGTCTTTAATTTCTTCTAATGTATATTTTTTAGACATTACTAAACACATTGTAAGTGAAATAGCATAAGCCCCTATAATACTTTCAGTATGATTATGTGTTGTATTTGTTACCATTTTTACATATTCTAATAGTTGTTTTTTTGAACCTTTTTGATAACAATATAATAAATATGCAATAGGGCTAATTCTCATAGCAGCACCATTTCCATAACTATTATAAGGTTTGCAAGTTGTATCTTTAACCCAATTTATAAAAGAAGAACCATATCCTGCGTTAGGATATTTATTAGCAAATTCTTTCATATTAGTAATACAATGATTACTTAATTCACTATAATCTCCTTTACAATCCAAAACAGATTTTGCGATTGCACAAGTTAAAATAGTATCGTCTGTAATTTTTGAACTTTTACTAAATATATCAAAATTATATTCAGGTGCTTTCTTTTTTTCAAAACGACTACCTGCAATATCTCCTATAATTGCACCATAAAGCATAATTATAATCTCCTTTCAATTTATTTTATTATATCATTGATTTATAAATTTGTAAACAAAAAATACCCAAATTAAATGGGTATTTTTTATTTTAACATTCTTTTTCTACAATTTTTATATCTTTTGTGTTTTTTACTTCTGTAAAATTAAAGAAAGGTTTACATAACATTGAATAAACTTCTGCCACTTTTTTAAATCTTGATTCAAATACAATTTTAAAATTGTGGTATTTATTATTCTTTACTCCAACAATATACATAATCTTATACCCCCATTGGTTGAATTGGTGTTCCATCTTCTAAATAAAAATCATCGTGTAGCATAAATTTATGTTCCCCATATTTATTTACTAGAATACGATATTCTTCTTTAGTAAGATTATGACAAACTAATCTCTTTAATGTTTCAAGAGATAAGAAATATGTTTCATCAAAACTATGATAACAAATCGCACCATAAGTATTTGTAATATCGTCTTTAAAAAATGGACTTTCTACAAAATCAATTCCATTATTATATGCGTATAAGCATAAACAATTAGGACAATATTCAATAGTTCCATACTTGTCTGTAATCTCAATTTTCAATACTGGGTTAGTATTTCCACAAAACATACACATAAGTATCTCTCCTTTCTACCACATATCATTTCCAGAAAACTCGTTAATGTGAATACAAGTTGTTTCAGCAGTAATATCAATCATACATCTATCAAGATATTCAAATGCCTTTTCCTTTGTAATAGGTACTCTATAAGTTGTAGGGTTTCTATATCCCAACCCGTAAGTATATACAATAGGCTTTGTTGTTCTTTTAATTAAAACTTTCATAAATTCTAAAGAAACATCACTCTTTGAACAAAATGAATATCTACAAAGTTCATTACCAGTAACATCTTTATACTTATAATCTAAACAAAGTGTTTTTGAATTTTCATCATTATTGCGAATTTCTGTGTTTAATTCATATAAAATAGCATTTCTTTCTTTCATAAGTTTCTCAATTTTTTTATCATAAGCATCTTCTATCTTTTTCTTCTTATTATTTATTTTTGCGATTTCTTCCTTATTAGTCATTAAAGTTTTTAAAAGTTTTTCTGTTTCTTTATCTACTGTAGTGACATTTATCTTAATAATATCACTTTTAAATACAATTCTATTATCTATTAAACAAACATTTCCATTACTTGACTGAATACCAATAGAAGTTTCATTTTTAAATTCTACCTCTACAATAGAGCCTGTACATCTTCTAATAGTTTTTGTTCTTGGATAATGCTTTTCGTCTAAACCTTTAATGATAGTGGACGCACTTCTTTTTGTAAGAATTTCACACATACTAGGGGCTTTCTTATTTCTCACATTACCGTCTAAATCACATTCCACAACCTTATTACCATTAAAACCAATAATAGTAGCGTGATAATCATTAACTAACTGTTTAATAGTATATAAACTACAACAACAAACTCCACCATTTGTTGTATCATATATTACAAATAAATCTCTATTTTTCTTTTCAATAATTATATATTTCATAAGTGTTTTTCCTTTCATACTAATAAAAATATAAACAATTTATTATTTATGTATATAGTATAACACATTATACGCAATTTGTCAACAAATTTTTTAAGTATATAAAAATAAAGGTATTACTATATAAGCAATACCTTTTAATTTTAACTTTCTACAATTCTATTTTCAGCAAGTTCACAATAATCTTTATTTAATTCAATACCAATATAATTTCTATTATGTTTTTTACAAGCAACTGCTGTTGTACCACTACCCATAAAACAATCTAATACAACATCATTTTCCTTTGTAGAAAGTAAAATACAAGTTTCAGGTAATTCTAATGGAAAACCACTATGACCCCAAGTAGATTTTGTTTCTTTTCTACCAAAAGATTTTACTGTCTTTTTACCACTATTAAAAGGAATTTCCCATACATTTCCTACATTTTTTGTTTTGAATATATGTGGGTTTTTCTCATAAGCTAATTGTTTATCAAGTTCCACATTTGCAGATGTATGTCTTAACATAAATATATATTCACATTGATTAGTCAACTGTCTTGGTGTATTTGCAGGTTGTTGGTTATATCTATACCAAATAATTGTATCGTGTAATTTATACATCAATTCTCTTGTTGCAATTTCCATAATTTCAAATGCTCTAATTGTAATATCACTATCATTACTTACATTTAAGTACATAGTTCCATTTGGTTTTAAAACTCTTTTACATTCTTTTAACCATTCTTTTGTCCAATCAAGATATTGTTTATAAGAATTAAAATATGCCTCATATTCAAACCCTTTCCAATAAGGGGGCGAAGTTATTATGCAATTCACACTTGCGTCAGGAAAAGTTTTTAGAATTTCTATACATTCTCCATTGTATATCTTATTTAATTCCATATTTACACCTTATAATTTTGAAAAATCTACTAAAATAATTTCAAAATCCCCCTCAATATATTCTTTTATTTCTTCAACTGTATAAGAATACTTATTTCCAATAACTATAATATCTTCGTGAATTTTATCTAATGTTTCGTGTGCATCTGTTTCATAAACAGTTTTCATTCTATCACTATTTGCAATAATTCCTGCAAGATAACTTTTACCTAATGCACTATCTCCTTTAAAAATCCAAACAGGTCTTTTTTCTTTATTACGATTTATTTCTATAAATAAATTTTCATTTAAGTGTGCATAACCATTTGGATAATAAAAATCATTTCCATCATAACTAATACTAAAAATATCATTATCCATATCAGGTAATTCAATTTCTTTAACATTAGTGTCAATATCTAAATCAAATTCTAATTCCTTAATAGGTTTATGTGTCATACCAACAAAAGTATCTACCTCTTTAAGAATATTATTTCCCCAAGAAGAGCCACACCGACCACTATAACAATCTCCATAAATAGTCCATAATCTTAATTCATATTTTTTACCTATAT